TGAACCAATTGAACTATTATATCCAAATTTATTAACCATAGAGTAACCAGGAACTTTACCTTGCTGTATAGCTAAATAAAATGGAATGTCATCAACTGTACTTCCACCTGTTATTGGATTTACATTATTACATCCAGACATTAACAATGTCCTCCCATAGTAAACCAAGTAAAGCGTTCTACTTCTTGTTTTAAATCTTCTTGATAACCAAAATTAAGCTGGCTTTTTAAGGTATCTAAAGCCTGTAATACTTGTTGCTGTTGATTAGGGTTATATTCAACGGAAGGTTCTGGAATGTATACAGTTATTTTAGCCATGACTTAGTATATTCCAAAAGAAGCTATAATTCTAGGAGTTAATCCTATTGATTGATGTGGAATACCGTTTTTAATCCATATCATATCTCCTGGTGACACAACATACGGTTTATTATCTATTAAATAGCAAGTGTGACCATGTAGTCCAAATATATAAACATCTTCCCTATCTTGATGCATTTTACCCTTTGAACCGTATTTAAAACTAGTAAATATATGTAAATTACTTCTTTTATTGTTTAAATTAAATTTTTTATTCAGTTCTTCAAAAATAATTTTAAAATAGTCTACCTTATGAATATTATCTATTGTAAATACAGAACCAAAAATATCGTCTTCGTTTTCTTGCCATGTATTATAAGAAGGTAAAGAATTAAAATTAATCATTTTTATTAAACAATTAAAATCAAATTCTTTTTCAAAGTTAAAAAAATTTTTATATAATTTAAAATTCATGATAAAATAAAATTACCGCTTACAATTAGTCTTTCTTCATCTTTATTTGGTTCTACAAAATGAGGTATGGCTTTATCAAATATAATAATCAATCCTCTTTTTGGTTTTACAATATATTCATGAGTTTGTACATAGGGATATCCAGGATTGTAAAAACAAGTTTTTGACGAATTATCAGTCACATTAATATAAAAAACAAAAGAAAATCCTTCTACTCCATGTGTATGCAATGGATGATATTGTCCTTGTTTATATTTTTGCACCCAACAATTTTCAAAAATTAAATTACTAAAATTTTTTAATTTAGCAATTTTTTCCACTGAAGGTTTTATTATTTCTTGAGTACCATTAATAAACACATTATTTTTTATTTTATAATAAGAAGTGTATTTTTGATTTACTAATTCAAGCTCAATACTTTCAACTAAATCTATGTACGACTGAGTAATTGTTAACTGATCAGAGTAAATATTAAAATCAAATTTGATATGTTCCACTATCTTTTTCCATCTGGTTGAACGTCTGCTCTAAAAGTTCCATATCTCCAAGTTTGTCCAGCTGATAAATTTTGTATTTTTAAAGCCGCAGCTCTACCTCTAGCTCTTGTATCTATTTTATTAGTAGAAGAAGTTACAGAGAACGGTCCTAACGATGAAGATACAGCGGTATTAGAAGGATAGTCTTTAAGTAAAATAGTAATTGTAGCTGTACCGTTTAATCTTTGGAAATCTGGTATAAATCTTCTTATCTTAGTAAATGTTTCTCCATCTCCATCTTGATGTAATTGAAAATCTCCTGACTCAATATAAGACTGTATGGCAGTTGTTGTTCCGTCTTCTAATTGATCTACTCCTACTTCGTGAGCCCACAAAGTGGACGCACCACCAATATTGGTAACTCCTTGTATAGTAGGGAAACTTGGAGTACCACTAGCATTAAATGAAGTTGCATATGGATTATCGTACAAGTGAGCATCGTAATAAGTAGTTCTTGTTAATGAGCTAGTATACCAAACTTTATCTGAATAATTATAAGTAACACATCTATTGATAGTGCTGGATGAACTGGAAGGATAAAACCAATTGATTTCATTAAACAATGAATTGTGTCCTGCGTAAGTTAATCTCCCTGCATTGTAATTAATTCCTAAATCAGTAGGATTGTTAGTAGTAAATACAAAATCTTCAACCGTACAAGATATCTTTTGAACGGTTCCATTAAATGCATTAAAGCCACCAGCATCGTCCATCCAATATACAACACCATCTACGAATACGACTGCATGAGGACCAACTAAACCACAATTAGATCCTACTTTCCTAATACTAAATGTAAAAGGGGCACCGACATATTGCATAGTGTAAGCTGCAGTATCTGTAAGTACTAAAATATAATCTTTTGCTTTTACAGCACCTACAATTTGTGTGCCGTCATCGATTCTAAATGTTCCAGCAGTGTTAACTGAAGTTGGTTGATAATCATTATAGTTTTCTTGATTTGAAAATCTAATAAACATTGGATCAAAAGTAGTAGGAGATCCAATAGTTGTTTCTGTTCCCAAATGAATAAAATGTCTATCTTGATCAGAGACAATAGATACTGCTGTTTTAGTAGGTGCTCCTGTCATAATAGTTGCTCTTGTTTCCAATGCAGAAGCTAAACCATTAATAGGTTGCCAAGTAAATGTTCTACCATTTAAAACAGTTGCGGTTAATATTTGTCCAAAATTATCTAAAGACCAATCTGCTGGGTCTAAAGTAACAGATGAAGATAAAGATGCTGTTCCCCATGCAGTATACGCTTCTACTCCTGCTCCATCAGAATGGGATGCTGCAGATGTTCCGTTTACTCCTCTTGTACATCCAGTTAAATCGTTGCTAGATATTCCTGTGTAGGTAATTAATTCATTATCTATTTTTACTGTTCCTGATGTAGGAAAACCTGTTGTACTTATTAATGTAATCGTAGTAACTACAGCATCTATTGCTCCATTTAAAGTAGTAGTTAACCCTGAAGCTCCTCCGTATCCTCCAGTTCCAAAACCATATCCGTAAGTTTGTCCTATAGGGCCTATTTTAACATATCTGTTAATAGTACAGGCTCCATCAGCTGTATTATTAGCTGTAGCATTCGTAGCCATGGTGACTGTAAAAGTATTGATAGTAGCACTAATAACTTCAAAAGTTTGATCTTGAAAATTACCTGCTGTGTATCCAGCACCTGTCGGTGGAGTTACTGAAGTAAAAGTAAATAAATCTCCTGCAACCATGTTATGTCCAGTTAGATTAACAGTAACAGTAGGAGACCCTGTAGTAGTATTGAAAGTTCCCCCTGTTTGAGCAGTTTCTAATGGAGTGATATCATAAAAAGCAGTTTCATAATAAATAAAAAGTCCTTGTTGAGTTCCGATAGCTACATACTTTCTACCATCTAAATCAGTCCATTGATGCTGTGCTCTAGCAACTCCTGCTAAAGTATTAGAAGTAAGTTTTGTCCATCCTCCTATTTTTTCAGGTAATCCATAACGAAAACGAACAAAATCACCATCTACATATTGCCCTTCGGCAGCTGTATCAGTTATTTGTTTATTGAAACCTGGTCTTATGTTAACTAAACTTAATGGCATAAATAGATTATACTATAGTGCATTAGATAATTAAAGGCTCTGGAGATACGTTATAAGGCTCACATTTTATCCAAGTTATTCCATTTTGCATTTTGTCAGTGTGTTTTTTCCGCATATCTATTTTAGTAAATTTAGTGACTTCAACAAATTCTTTAATTTTATTATAAGATTCTTTACTAAGAGTTTTTTTAAAAATATGAGGTATTTTTTTATGATTAAAAAGTTCAATCATGTTATTTAAATACGCATAACTACTCCAATCACAATTTAAACTATCTATAAATAATGAGGAATAAGAATTGCAATTTAATAAAAAAAAATTCATTAAGTCTTGTATGTAGGCAGGACTGCGGTAAAAATCACTAAACAAAATATCTATATTAGTACATTCAATATTATTAAAACCAATATCTTCTAATTTAAATTTAAAATGATCCTTTAAATTAAATTCTTTAATTTTTTTTTCTATAAAATACTTATATTCAGTAGGGCTTTTATCTTGACTAAGGTGGTGCATACCATTATCATAACTTGTTACACTTCCTTCATTATTTTCTTTCATTGCTTGTGCTACAGCGAAAGCAGTAACTCCATATCCAGTTCCCAATTCTAAAAATTTTTTTGTATGCTTAAATTTAACAAGACTATAAAAAAAATAAGCGGTACTTTCAGTGTCATAAAAATGACCGTATTTTTTTATAAAACAATTTATTTCGTAAATCATATCCAATTAATATTAATTACTATTCTAGTTTTTGTATCTGTGTGGGTTGTAGCAGCGTGTTCAATATTAGAACAAAAACAAATAAATCTATTTTCTATACTTTCACTAACTGTATTATCTTTAAACACAGTTTTGCCGTTATTTGTATCAACATAAAATATACCTGTTTTTATATCTTTGTCAGATTTAAAATCTGTATGAAAAGGATATTGTTGAATTTCTTTTTGAATAGTATTTAAATTAGCTTTTATTCTAATTAATGAGGTCGGATTTATTTTATTTAAAATAGGGTTTAAAACTTCAAAAAAATTACTTTGAATGTTAAATTGATTATAAAAAATATGAGTAAATTGAAATTCATATGTATTTTTTGAAAATACATCATTGGTTTTAAAATTATTATAGTACCAAGGAAATGTATTAGACTGTAATACTTCTTGAATATTTGCTAGATCGTTTTTATGAAGAAAGTCTTCATAAATTTTAAAACTCATAAAAGTTATTATTTATTATTAACAATATCTCTTTCCGCTTCTTTATTTACGTCACTAGAAAAACTAAGTATTTTTTTTACATCATCGTTAAAAAGCATTTGCCATTCGGAAACTATTCTTATTAAATTGTTTCCAAAATGTTTTAAAAAAATAGCTGGTAAATGAAGATGTCCTTTAAAAAAAATTATATACCTTTCTTTTAAAGTAAATTCTATATCAGCAGAACCATCTTTTGGGTGTTGTTTAAAAATCACTTGTGGGGTCTCCTCCCATACCAAATATCGGTCTTCCGTCTCTAATTTGATCTTTGTTAGGACCGTTTTTATCTACATAGTGTAAAAAACATTGAGCATGCCAATCTCCATTAAATTCTTCTCTCCAATGCATAGACTCGCAGCCAAGATAAATAGCTGCATCCCCCTGTTTCATATATATTGGAGTTCCATCAATATAGATAGGCCAAGAGTTTGATTCTTCATCTGCTCCAAGCATAACCGTAACACTTATTTCACAAGCAGGTCTATCAATATGTTTTCCTAATTTAGCGTACTTCGTATACATTCGCCAGAAGGAATAAGTTGGATACAATTGTAGTCCTGTTTCTTTTTCCATTAAAGGAATTTTTTTTAATAATAAAGAATCTGTTAAGGGATCTCCGTAAAAATAAGTCTCTGCATTATTATTTTTAACAGCATCGAAATTTGTTTTATTAACCCTATGCTTCATGATAGCGTAATGTCTCAAAAGATATACCTCATCTTCAGTTAAAAATTTTTCTATCTTTTTATATTTAAAATCTTTTCTTATAATACCCATGACACTAATGAATACCTTATCCCTTTTGTAACTGGTTTAACTTTATGAGGAAACAAAAAAATACTTGGCCATATTATAACACGTCCTGCTTTTGGTTTCACTATAAATTCTTCTTTATCATAATTTCCAGGGGAAGTAAAAACTAACTCTCCCCCTTCATAATCATCATTTAACAATAGAATAATACTTAAAGTCCTTGGAATATGTATCGAATGATCCACATGGTAATGATAAAAACCAGAATCCTGATATTTTAAAAAAGCCATATCAATTATTTGAGTATGTCCTATATCGGTTTTTTTTAAATTAGAATACTCATTAATTAATTTATAAAATTTATATTCTAAAAGATTAGCCCAATGCACATCAGTCATAGATTTAGAGAGGGGAGAAATTGAATATTGCCTTGTTTTTCTTACAGCTTCATCTAAGCCCCCTATTGTTTTTGCTTTTTCAAATTCTCTTGTATTTGCAACTCTAACTAAGTTACCAATCATACCTAATGGCAAAAAGTCATCTTTAACATATATAAATTCTTTTATATCCATTTTCTTTTCCTATGAAACCATTTTTTATACTGAAATGCAAATATTTTATAATAAAAATTTTCTTTGGCAATACTTTCAGAGTCAATTTTCCCTATTTTCATTTTCCAATCGTCTCTTTTAAAAGGTATAATTTGAACATATGGAGTGCCTGCTTCAATGGTTGTTTCTAAAGTTGGATATTTATCTCCATTTATAATAAATGGAAAATTTATTCTATTTGTAAAAAGATCCGTCTCTACAATACCAGGTATTATGGAAAATCTGTCATCTGAATTATTTAATGGGGGTAAAAGTAAACAAGAATATCCCTTAGGAGTTTTTATTTGCCAAGGGTTAGAAAATTTATAAACAGGTAAATCTTTATTTTTTTCTAATAAAGGAGATCCTGCTAATTGAATTTTATTATGTAAATTATGTCCTCCAGTTGTATTCAAATTCATAAATCGACTTTGCAGGTACTGAGATTCTTGGCCATCTAAAGCAAATTTATGTTCAGAATCTTTTTGCCCTTGACTATTTAAAAAATTATGTCGTATATATAAACTTTGAGGAGTTTTAAGTAAATAACCATGAGTTAAGGTTTCTAAAAAAGGCATACACCCTTTAATTGTCATTGCCTCAGATGAATGTTTTAATTTCTTAAACCAATCAGGAATATTAGTTTTAATAGGAACTGGGTACAGTTCTTTATTTGCTTCTAAATATTCTTTTGGAGCATTAAACTCTATAAGATTCATTAGAGCTTTATAAATGCAATTAAGGTAATTGTAAAGTATTAAAAATAGTTACGCCTGTTTCTTCTACAATCTGTTCTACAGTCTTGTTTATAGGATAAACATACGTATTTTGATCTCTTGGATCTAATGCATTGACTGCATCTCTATATATTATCCACTGGCTGTTTAAATTTGCGTCATATCCTTTGTCTATTACTTGATTTAATCTATTTACTATAAAATCTATATTTGTTATAAAATTATCTTCGTTCACAATCTGTATTGGATCATTTGCTTCATATGTAATAACATTGTTTGCATCATATTTAACTGGCATTTTTAAGTTTTGTTGAACCTCTGCAAAATCATTATCTGAAACTTCAATAGCATTATAGGTTGAAGGATCTAAATTCATCGCATTTAATTCCATATCGTTTTTTGCTATTCTAATTAAAGAATAATCTTTATTAACAGCATCACTTTGAAATATAAATTTTTTAGACATTTATTAGGTTCCTGTGTTTTCGTAAATAATTATTCCACCAGCCCCACCAGCTGCTCCTGCGTTACCAGGTTGATTGTATCTTCCTGGACCATTGTTAGCGGGTCCACCGTTTCCTCCTACTCCAAGATTCGCATAATCCGCACTTGCAAAAAGAGGGTATACAGTTCCTGAACTGTTACCTGAGGATCCAGCAGGTAAAGGAGTTCGTTGACCTTCTCCATATGGTCTTCCTCTTGGTCCTCCCCCTCCACCGTTAGACGTAACAACACCTGTTACAACAGTAGCTGCTCCCGCTCCACCAGATACGTTACCTGGTCCAGGGTTTCCTCCTGCTCCAATTGAATAAGGTGTTGAATAAGGCGCTGACACTGGGGTTGCAACATAACCAAAACCACCTTTTCCACCAGGCCCACCAGGATATCCCCAATTTTGTTCAGGCTCGGTGTCTCCACCTCCACCTCCGCCTCCGCCTCCGCCCCAAGCGTAGACATTAATCTTGTTTGCATTAGAATTCGCAGTGTATGTTCCTGATGATGGTCCCACACCTGCTACTTTAGGCTCAAAACCTCCAGCACCCGCAGATCCAGAAGAGGCTGCTGTAATTCTTCCTTGAGCATCTACAGTAATAGATGCAGATGTGTAAGCACCTGGAGTAACTGCAGTGTCCGCAAGTTTATCTGCAGTAACTGCATCGTTTGCAATTTTTGAAGTTGTGATTTGTAAGTCAGAAACTTTTGCAGTTGTAATTTGATTGTCTGAAATTTTAGCTGTAGTAATTGCATTGTCTGCAATCTGAGCAGTAGCGACCGTTCCTGTAATATTTGCAAAAGCAATTGTACCACCTAAAGTATCTAGTGATATTTTATTTAAATTTGTTCCGTCAGAATATGCTGCATAAATTTTTGCTGCATCTAAAGTAAACCCTGTTCCTGAAGCTGTTTTGATAGTTAAATTTGTTGGACCGCTTACTGCAGAACAATCAAAAATATAAAATTTTTCAATTGAGTCTGGAATAGTTACCGTAGAAGCTGTAGATAAAGTTCCAGTAAATTTAAGAACCATGTTTCTTGCATTAGAAATAGTTTTATCTGTCATTGCAAGAGCGACAGTTCCACCATCGGTTAAAGCGACTGCTTCATAACCAGCGATAGCTTGTTGAATAAGGTTTAAGTTGTTATTAGTATTATCTCCCCATGTACCAGCGTTTTCGCCAGTGACCATTAGTTCGAGTTTTAGATCTGTAGAATAACTAGATGCCATAATTTATAAAAATCTCCTGTAAGTATTTTACTATTGTTAAGCTGCCAAATCAACAGGTGTCCATACAACATCGGTTCCTGTATCCACCTCAGCCCATGCGATAATATTAGGTGTAATTGTATTAATTGTCAATCCAGAGCCTGTTATAGGTACATCAGCACTAGCTTGTACAGTTACCGAACCTATGGATGTAGTAGCTGAAATACCGTCTACAGTATAGGTACTAATTGGAGTAATGTTTCCAAGACTTCCTGTAATTTCAGATCCAGTTACAGATACAGTAACATCAGTAAAGGCATTTTCGTTACCTGTAGTAATAGTTAATTGTTGTCCTGTAACGGATACTACGACATCTGTAAATGCAGTTTCATTACCTATAAAAGTAGTTAAAGGTATGCCTGTTAAAGATACCTCCACATCTGTAAATGCAGTTTCATCTCCAATATTAGTAGTTAAACTTAATCCTGTTGGATAAACATCTACAGAAATATCTTCAGTAGCATCTCCTATAAATGTATTTATTGTATGTTCAGTAACATTTACATAAATATTTGCTCCAGCTTGGATATCTACTACACCTACTCCAGTACTCATTTGAAGTCCTGAAATACTTAAACCTTGAACTTCTCCTATATTAGATTGAATATTTATTCCAGTAGGGAATACATTTGCATTAGCTTGTGGTGTTTCATTTCCTGTAACAACAAATAGCTCTTGTCCTTGAACTTGAACATCAACGTCAATTTGAGTAGATACTCCGTTAATTGCGGTTTGAGCAGATACCGAACCTGTTTGTACTGAATAAGCATCTCCCCAAACTAAAGATCCCCATAGATCTCTACCCCATCCAGATCCAATTAAACCTAGTTCAGGGATAGTTACATCATTTGTACTTACTTGTACGGAAGATCCTATGACGTTAGCATCAGGGTTAGCATCAGCAAGTCCTGTAACTGCAGTTGCAGAAACTCCTTGCACAAAAACATCTACTGAAATATCTTCAGTAGCATTTCCTATAAAAGAAGTAATTAAATTTGTATCAGGAATTACAATCGAGTCAGCTTGAACAGTGACTGAACTAATACTTGAAGTGACAGAACTACCAGTGACGCTTTGGTTTATTTCATCTTGTAAACCAAATTCATTTACGCCATAATAATTTGTACCCCAAGTATTAGCCATTCCATATTATTTTCGTGTTACGATATTCTTATAATTGCTTGTGTATCGTTTGCATCAGGGAACTGAATAGTAAAT